CGGGCTGGCGGCGAACTTGTAGGCGATCTCCCAGTCGTCCTGGCCCCGCTTCGACCCCGACGCGCCCAGGAACAAGACTTCTCCGGTGTCGAACCCGCGGAACGGAAAGGCGTTCACGGTTCCGGTCAGCCGGAACAGCGCCGCCTTGTAGGCGGGGGTCACCAGGTTCGACGGGAGATAGTGCGTCTCGCCGAAGTGGTAGACCGGGACAGTGATGTCGACGCCGTCGATCGAGTCCTTGCCGACGCCGATTGCGCCATGAAAGTTGGGCGGGACCAATCCCGGTGCGGCCCACGCCCCGACCGTCCCCAGCGACTGCGTGATGTGCTGCGTCCCACCGCCCGTGTCGAAGTTGAACGAGGAGTCCCCCGTCTGCGGCGGCTCGTAAACGCCGTAACGGACGGAGGCTTCCCAGGTCGTCTCGGCCAGCCGTTCGAGATGGCTCGACTGGCGCACCAGCCCCGCATAGACCACCGGGGCCACGTTGAGCAGTTCGAGATGCGCGGCCACATCGTCGTCGGTCCCGGAGACGACGAACCGCAGATCGATGGAGGCATCCTCCCCGATCTGATGCTCGCGGCTGTCCCACAGTTCCTGAACGGTGATCGGCATGGGGCGTCATCGAGTCCTTCTCATTTGCGGTATCAAGTGAAGACCAGCTGGCCATGTTGCGACTGCTCCAGCAGGCGCTTGGTGTTCTTGGCGGTCTCTTCGGTCGCCTTGGCCGTACGATCGGCGACGCTGCCGCCGCCGAACCCGCGGACGGCGGCGGCGTTGAACGTCCCCTGCGTTGAGACCCGCTCCTCGGACAGGTGCGACAGCATGTCGTCCATGCCGGCCAGCTCGTCCTGAGCGCGGCGAGTCCGTTCGGGTGCGTTGGTCTCGACATCGACTCGCTTCTGCGCGGCCTCGGCGAGGGCGGCTTCCCATTCCTGGCGGGCGTCCGCGAGCGCGTCGCCGGTCGCCGTGAGATCGGCCGAGTTCTGCCGCTCGCGCGCCAGCCGATCTTCCTCCGCCACGCGGGAGACTTCGCTGTGCGCCCCCTGGCGCTCGGTCTCGATCTGCGTCCGCTGCTCCTGGCGGCGGCGATCGCGCTCGCCGATGGTCTGCTGGGCCTGCCGGTCGGTGGCCGCCGTCTGCCGCTGGAAATCCTCGTCGAGGATCTTGCTGGCCGCTTCGATGTCGAGTTCGCTGTCGAACAGCTTCATCAGCCGCAACACCCCCTTGCTAATGAAGTTCTGGGCGGTGCTCCAGCCCTTGGTCAGGCTCGACGTGAAGACGGTCCAGGCGTCGGCCAGGAACGCGGTCGTCTCGACCCAGGCCACCTGCAGACCGGCCCAGGCGTCGATCAGGAACGCGACCGCGCCGTAGAACGCGTCGCTGGCGATCGACAGGAAGAACTCTTTGAAGGCGATCCAGTGCTGCTGCAGGAACGCGACCCCTTTCTGCCATTCCATCCGCAGCGTCAGCCACAGAATCTTCGCCGCCAGGGCCAGATCGCCCGCGGCCAGGGCGTCCCCGATCCCTTTCCACGCCGCAAGGGCGTCATCCTTCAGGGCTTGGAACGTGTCGGCCAGCCAGCCCAGGGCCTGGGAGCCTGCGCCGGACACATATAAGAGGTATGCGCCCAGCCCCACGACCGCCGCCGTGACCAGCCCGATCGGGGACAACAGCGCCCCGATGACCGTGCCGACCACGCCGAGAACCGTCCCAATTCCGGTGATCACCGACGCCGCCACGCCGAACGCGGCCCCGACGCCGGAAATCAGCGTGCCCAGGACCACCAGCGCGGCCCCGCCCGCCGCTACGCCGGCGGCGATCTTGAACACGGTCACGATCAGGGCCTTGTTCTCGCGAATCCAGTCGGCCGTGACCTTGGCGATGCGGATGGCGCTCGTCGCCAGATCCTGCAACAGCGGTGCGAGCGCTGCGCCGATGGCGAACACGCCGCTCTTGATCACCTTCCACAGGTCGTCGAGCGTGTCGCCGAACGTCTCGGCCGCTTTCGCGTCTTCAGTGCTGATGACCAGCCCCAAGTCGCGGGCCTGCTGACGGAGGGCGGCGATCCCTTTCGCGCCATCCTGCATCAGGGGCAGCAGCGACGTCCCGGTCTTCCCGAAGACCTCCATCGCTGTCGCCGCCCGAATGGCCGGGTCCTGAATCTGCGACAACCGGTCCGCCAAGAGCTCAAACTGCTGCTCCGGCGACAGGCTCCCCAGGTCGGCCAGCGACAATCCCAATCGCGTCAGTGTCTGCTGCACCGTGCTCGATCCCTCGGCCGCGTCGACGAGGAACTTCTGCATCTTGCGGACGCCCCCTTCGAGCGTCGCCAGATCGGCCCCCGACTGCTCGGCGGCGTAACCGAGTTCCGACAGCGACTCGACCGAGATGCCGGTCCGCGCCGACATCTTGGCCAGTTGATCTCCCATCGAGGCGAAGACGTTGGTTGTCGCCAACAGCGGCGCGACGGCCGCCGCGCCGAGACCGAACAGCTTGGTGCCGATCGACTGCACGCCCGCCCCGAACGCCTTGAGCCGCTTCTCCGCCGCCTTCAGTCCGCGCACGAGCTTCGTGTCGTCGGCGAACAGCTCGACGAACGCACGGCCGGCACGGATACCTTGGGACGAAGCCATCAGCGGTCACCTCGGGGGAACGGTCCTCGGTCCACGAACACGGTTTTGAGAAGGGAGATGTCGGCTTTCGGGGGTGCGGGTACGTTGAGGGTTGGTTTGCGGTGCGGGTGAAAGTCTGCTGGTTTGAGGGGCCGGGTCTTCTTGGGATCGCGATGCGCGTTGGCCAGCAGCGCCAACAGCGCGGCCGTGTGATTCCACGCGTCCGATTGCCGGGCCTCGGCCATCCACACCAGTTCCCGGAGCGTCAGCGGCCCGGGGTTCACGCCGACGATGCCGGCGAGCTGCCAGACGAGTCGCCAGGCGTCGATGCGCCGGGGATCGACGCGAGGGCGGCGGCCATCTTCTGTTCCAGTTCGGTGCTCTCCAGCCGCCGCGTTGCCGTCTCCAGCGCCATCCCCTCCAGTGCCTTGAGCTTGTCGAGCGCCTTGCGGAAGACGGTCCGCTTCCCGCTCGGGAAAAAATCGACCAGTTCCTCCAACAGCGCGGTCGTGGCCTGGTCGAGCACGTCGCCCCCCAGCGCCCGGCCGAAGTCTTCATCGCTGACCTGCTTCGCTTCGGCTTCGGGTTTGACGAGGGCGAACAGGATGTCGCAGAGCAAGACCGGATCGCTGACCAATCGTTCGAGCAGCTTCCCCTCGACGGCGTCGAGCAGGTTGATGTCGAGCAGCCCGCGGACGCGGCGGATCGCGTCGACGTTGATCGTGACGATCCAGGTCCGCCCCTGCGTGTCGTTGAATGTGTGCATGGCATCTTTTCCTCCGGCAGCGGCGACTACGGCACCGTCATCCATTCGGGGGGGTTGGCGCTGTATGTGGGCTTGGCGGTGACGCTGACTGTGATCGCCTCCTCCAGCGGTTCGGACCGGCTGAAGTTGGTGATCGCCATCGACGCCCGCAGCCCCTGCGCGCCGCTGGCATTGCTCGCCCCGTCGAGGACCGCGAACTCGATCGGCGCGTTGGTGAGGAAGGCGGTGCGAATCGCGGTGAAGTCATCGTCCGCCGTGTCCCAGACCATCTCGAACTCGAGGCTGGCGTCTTTGAGCGTGGCGATATTGGCTCGCCAGCCCCCGTTGCCCCGGGTGGACACGTCCGCTTCGCCCGCTTCGAGATTGAGCGTCAGGTCTTTGACGTTCTTGATCTCGTCCCAGGTGGGGGACGCATACGCACCGGTGTTCCGGTAGAGCTTGGCGTCGAGTCCGAGTTTCACGCCCATGTTCTGGTCCTCTTGAATGCTTCGGTCACGACGTTACGTCCCTGATGGAATGCCCGAGTGGTCCGACGGCCCGGCCGTCCCGCCCGCGCGCAGCGCTTGCAGCAACTGCTGGAACTGCTCGTCCGTGAGCAGCGTCCGCTTGCGGTTCTCGATGCGCCATTGACGAAGCGCCTGCAGAGCTCGCGGAAGGCCCCAGGCCATCAGGAGCGTCAGCACGGCCGTCGCGGTCACCGTTCCCGCGGTGCCCCAGCGGAACACGGTCGGCACCAGCAGGTCGGGCGGGTTGAGGTTCGGGGGAATCAGCGGTCGCCGTTCCGGGAACACCGGCAGAAGGTCCGGCAGGGGCGGATCGACCTTGGGCGGAGGCTGCCAGGGGGGATCGATGCCGCCGGTGCCCTCAGGTGCCTGTTGGGCCGGCGGCTGGGGAGGCTGCGACCCCTCGAGCTTCGCGACGTACTGCCGGATTGCCGCCGTGATCTGCCGCGCCAACTTCTCCGGGTCGCCGCCATACGTCCCCTGAAACACAACCGTCGTCGGATCGCCGTAGCGCTTGCTCCGCGGCGGCTGCACGATGACCGTCGGATACGCCTCGATGTTGAGCTTTTGGAACCGGAAGGCCTGGCTCTGGTCCTCGCGGGCATAGACGTTGTAATGCGCCCACGATTTCTTCGGGTCATTGGGATCGGCCAGTGCCAGCAACCAGGAGTTGCTCGCCCAGTCGGCCTTGAGCTTCACGCAGGGAGCGCATCCCTGCATCGTCAGCACCGAGATGAACCACTTGTCGGCATCGCTGGCCGGCGGTCCCATCGCTTCGACGAAGAGGGCCTCCGGGTCGCTGCCCACGCCGTCCACGTGCTGCACCATGTCCCCCAGACGCAGCACCTCGGCGCGGTCCACCTCCACTTCCTGCCCCCATGCGGGGGACACGGCGAGCCACGCCGCGATCATCGATAGCAGCCATCGTTTCATGGTCGTTGCTCCTGTTGACGGGGTTTCCTTCACCACCACGGGACGTACTGCGGCCGCTCGGGGTGCGGGGGGTAATCGAGAATCACGACCCACTGGCCGCTCGCCAGATGCAGGCGGCGGAACGCCGCCTCGTCGTAGGCATCGATCCGCTGCGGGCTGTTGTTGTTGCAGACGTACCAGGTGCCCGTCCGCGGCTCGTAACCGATCAGCGTCTGGAAGTGGGCGGTGCCGGCCCCGATCGCCGCGCCGCGGCCGGTTTCCGCAGCCCATTTCATCCAGTCCCAGGTGCTCTGTCCGGTGACGTTGTAGATGCGGATGCCGCGACGCTGGCTGTACGCCGCCACGCGCGACGGATACGAGCCGCCCCGTTCGCGGGGACCGTACTCGGTGTCCCACAACAGCGTGGCCGCCGCGGGAACGTTCTGGTCGACGCCGCACATGCCGATCGAGCACTGCACGCACGAGCCGTCCGGGTTGCGGAACCACTGCCGGACTTCGGCCGGCAGATCGACGGCCAAGCCGTCCTGAGCGGCCGAGTGGTGCGGCGCACCAAACGAGACGAGACAGATCAGGAAAATGGCCACAAGACGCATGCGAGAATTCCTCCGAAAAGTCAGCCGACCGAGTTCTTCCACAGTGCGGGGAGCTGCTGTTGTTCGCGTTCGAACGCCGGCCCCATGAAGGGCCGGGGGGCATACCGCCCCCTGCCGGAGCTCCGCGCAGCGGTGCGGAGGCCCCGGGTCCAGGGCACTGCCCTGGTGTCGCCGTGTTCCAACAGCCGTGGCGCGTCGGTCCGCTGGTTGAGCAGGATCGGACCGATCACCACGCTCCGTGTCTCCGTGGAGAACACGAAGAAGATGTTTCGCTTGAGGAGTCCCGTGTGGCTGCTGGGGGGCTGTCCCGGTTCCGAGACTGCCTTGCGCTTGCGGATGCTGGTCCTCGCCGTCTGGCGGACGAACGCGCCGAACTTCGACAACACCTTCCGCGTGCCCCGATCCGCCGCGCTGGTGACAGCGGCCCGGTCGAAGAACAGGCGTTTGGCGTCGCTGAGCTTGATGCCGATCATCGAAGCACCCGGTAGGTGAAAGTCAGGACGCTGGTGAACTGCCGCAATTCGGCCAGGTGTTCCTGGGCGTAGAGCACCGTCTGTTCGGTCTTGAGCCAGGCCGCGTCGGGATATG